GATTAGGATTGAAGATGCAGAAGTAATCTCTAATTTATTGGATTCTTGGCATACTTCTGAATCCACAGAATTAGCTTTCTTGATTAATCAGACAGAAATCTTTTGTAAAGATAAAGCTCTGCATAATGCGATCTTAGATTCTATCAAAATCATCACTGATGTTAAAGACACTAGAGAAAAAGGATCAATTCCTGAGATCTTAAAAGAAGCACTTGCTATTACTTTTGATCCTTCAGTTGGCCATGATTTAGTTTGTGATGCTGAAACGAGATACGATTTCTATCATAAGAAAGAAGAAAGAATTCGTTTTGATATTCAGAATTTAAATTATATTACCGGAGGAGGAATCCCTCGTAAAACACTTAACATTATTGTAGCTGGTGTGAATGTTGGAAAATCACTTGCAATGTGTCATATGGCTTCTGCTAATATGATTAATGGCAAGAATGTGTTGTATATTACATGTGAAATGGCTGAAGAAAGAATTGCTGAAAGAATCGATGCCAATCTTCTAGATCTTTCGTTAGATACTTTGCGACAAGTAACAAAGAAACAATTTATGTCATTGATTGACAATCTAAAGAATAGAACTACTGGTAAATTGGTTATCAAGGAATACCCTACTGGTTCTGCGAACGTATCGCATTTTAGATATCTTCTACATGAACTTGCCATTAAGAAGAATTTTATCCCAGATATTATCTATATTGATTATTTGAATATCTGTTCTTCGTCAAGAATTAAAAATAACGGACTAGCTAATTCTTATACATTAGTTAAATCTATTGCTGAAGAAGTTCGTGGATTAGCTGTTGAGGCGAATCTACCAATTGTTACAGCAACACAATTTACAAGATCTGGCGCTTCTGATTCTGATGCTGATATGTCTGATATTGCAGAAAGTTTCGGAGTTGCCGCCACTGCCGATTTAGCAATTGCTCTGATTAATACTGAAGAATTAGAAACTCTTGGTCAATTAATGATTAAACAATTGAAGAATAGATATAATGATGTGACCAAGAATAAGAAATTCTTAGTTGGGATTGACAGAAGCAAGATGAGGCTTTTTGATATTGGGGATATTCAAATTGATGATAGTGATAGCGGTTTACATGATCCTTATAAAGATCATTCGTATGGTAAAACGCAGAGCTCTTCAGGTGGGTCTTCTTATAAGAAGAATTTTGACGGGTTTAAATTCTGATAAAATGAAAGGGAACCTTACGGTTCCCTGTAATTTAAACGTTCTACGAGAATATCTAAAACTTTTTCCGGTTGCATAATAGACAACCAATCTACTGCCGTATTAATCTTTCCAGATCTTCTCATATAGAAATATGAGTGTATTTGTAGATTGAAAGTTTTCTGAACAAAAAGAGCGAATTCTTTCTGAGTCTTATCAAGCCACTTTTCTTCTACGATATCAGAATCCCATTCAGCATCCAGGAGTTCCGCAGTCCTATCCAAATATATTTTAATATCATCGAATCTAATTTTAAGATCAGGAAAATAAGCAAATAATTCAGAATCTTCCCCAGTACGGATTAGCTCAATAATCCGGATATCATTGAGACAATTCTTAGAGTGATGAATTAAAACATATTTCTCAGATTTAACTTTGATCCGATTAAAGTTCTTATCAACAAGAACAAATCCTTCTTGTTGCGAAGGATCCAATTCTTTCGCCGCAATCAAGATCTCTTCGATGGTTGTCATGGGAAATGACCGGACAACATCAAAACACTCACGATATAAATTAACTGGAAACTCGACACCAGTTTCGTTATCACGAACACCGATAAGAGTTAATTTTCCATTATTGGATAACTGGGAGGTAACGATGCGATTATATTTTGATGTTAATTCGAATAGATAAGTGTTCCTAGGATCCAGATTTGCAGTTGCGGAATAAGCCTGCTTATGGAAAGTTTCCCAGAATAGCTCGGCGAAAGTGAATGGATGATCTCCCACAGTTCCATTGGCAGCAGGAGATCCTTTGGTGGCAACATTCCACTTACCAACATAATGATACAAGATCATTAATGATCCATCAATCTTCTCCTGCGCAACAAATGCGGACCAATCAAACGTGCCGCCATCAATGACGTCCTCACCCCAATTAAAGAAACGATCAAATGGGCGAGAGATTACTTTCCAGTCATTAGCACGATCAAGAATGATTCCACGAGATTCCCGAACCATCGGATGATCTTTAATTTTCGAAGAACTAATTTGATCATATGTGAATTGGTATAGATCTGGATAATCATTATGTTGTTTTGAGAAGATACCATATTCCGATGATAACTTCAACCGATCACCGTGATTATCTAACAGAAATTTCTGCAGTGTTAACATATTAATGTCCTAAAATTTTATTTAGTTTGTCAAAACATATCTACGAAAATTGTATTCTTATTATTTCTCATTTCTTCGACCCAGGTCAAAAATTCATAGATTGCGGATTGATTGTAATACCGATTTTCTGATCCGAAACGTACTGCGAGACTTTCCATTTCATCTACACATTGTTGAATCGGATCTGGTGAATTGATAATGCGTGAGGAGGTAGCCCAATTAAATTGAGGAATCGGAGCTTCTTCGATCATTTCTCCGAAGATAAGATCATTATCTGTCTGCGTGAAAAACTTAACATTCATGCTCATAATAGTAGTTCTAGAAAAGGCAACCGTTGAGTTCCCATTGATCTAATGTTTCTTCGATTTCAGAATCAGAATCAGAGTCGTCGTAATAAATTCCAAATAGATCATCTGGAAGATCTAAATCGATTAACTCGTTTTCGTGTTGATCACGATAATGTCTAGCCCAACGTTGCAGTCGGCGACATTCAAAACGCATAAAGAAATCGCCTCCGTCATATTTCTTGATCAATAGTACATTTACTGCATCGTCAATCGCCATCAAAAAAAGTTCACGATGATTTGTTGGATATTTCATATTAAAAATTTAGATCCTCTAGTTAATTCTTCTAGACAAAACACATGTTCAAATCGAATATTTAACATTCAAATATAGCTTCAAGAAAATCGTCAGCAAGGGCAAGATCCGGATACTTCTCAATTAACATCATTTTAATATCATAGTCGCCAGCGGAAAATTCATTCAGATCTTCAATACTGAGAAGAGCTAATGTCTTTTCAATTTTCTCAATCTGATCAAGATCGAACGATCTAGAAACTTCACGATTCTCCGCATCAGACCAAACCTTATAGGACTTCTTGACAGTTTGGGACTTCGTTTGACGGAGGTCTTCATCCGCACGAAGAAAATTAATCGCAGCGAGAAGAACGGGGCAATTCATTTTAGTGATAATAATCTTTTCCATAGAACCATTGTACCTTATTGGAACACCCAAAGCAAGGGAATCTCGAAACTATATTCTATTTAGTTTCAATCACTTGCACCAAGTCGTTGAAAACAAAGGAGATATAGTTTTGTGATCTCTGTGGACGATTTATTGCGATCCAACGTACCCTAGGACCTCCAAAGCCCACCGATTCGTTGCAGCTCATCTGGAGGATCGTGAGAGGATCGTGAGAACGATCAAGACCAAATTAACCAAGAATAAACTGTATCTCCTTCTGAATCAGTCACTTGCAAGGAGTCACTGAAAACAAAGGAGATATTCTTTCGAGGCCTCCTTGCTATTGATGTTCCACTAAGGTATAATGGTTCTATATGAAAAAGTTAACTGCTGACGAATATCGCCAACTTTCTCGTGGTCAGATTCAAGAGCGTGAGGATTCGTTCGATCGATGCGACACCGATGGATTTCTCTCTCAATGGGCTTCGGGTATCAATTCAAATCTGAATCTGAGATTAGCCGAATTGGCTGAAGCTGGATGGGTTTCTGAATTTCCTGGTCTTTTCGACATCAAAACTGGTGAGCGTGTTCAAGCAAAGATTATCTATGTCAAAGATCGGTTCTCTTATAATGGTGCTCTGAAGTCACTTTGGGCGATTATCGATCCCAAAACTGAAAAGTTCACTGGCGTCTTTCTTCCTGAAGGCGAAAATTCTCGAAAGCAGAAGAAACTAGGATTCTTTCAGAAGAAAGAAATCGCCCCTGCTTATGCCAAAATCGACGGCGTTGGTCGTGGTCTTTCCGGTTCGGTTTGGATTTCTGTGTATCGCACAGATGGTGGTTATCCCAAGGAGATGCGATCGGCGGTCACGACACGTGAAGAAGTTGTTGAATATATCATCCAGAATAAAACGGATAATCTTGAGTTGATTTCAACCTCGAATAAAGTTTCTTCCAACGGAAAGGACTATATTCAGATATCCTTCAAAAATGGAAATTGTGGGATTTTGCTCGATGTTTATGGGCCGAAGTTTATTCTTGGTAAACAAACCATCGATCGTTCTGCTCGACCCACATTTAATTCTATCGATGATACTCTTGAGTATATTAATCGGACCCGTGAATAGTCTTGCTTGATTAAACGAAAATGGAGTTATTATGTCTAATCTTAGTATCCCATACAGAATAATTAGATGGGCGATTTTTCGCCTGGAAATTTTATTACATCACACACCAGAAGATCGTGCTCTTGTAGAAGTTAGGGCAAATATCCAAGACAGAAAAGGGTGTGTCGACACACACCGTGCTGTAGTGAGTAATCTATTCGGAGAGTATTCTCAAGAACTGAGAGATATTAATACACTCATACGATTTCAAGAGTTTAAGAACAAGAGAAAAGATGGCCTGTAACAAAGATCATGATTACAACCGACCAGGGAATCAACAATCTAGAAATTCTGATGGATTTCATCCAACAAACTCTGTCCACAGAAATAAATTTTTTCCCATTCGGTGAGGATAATAACGAATTTCCTGTAGACGCTTGTGTGTTTCTGTGTGAAGGTTCACATGTTATTGACATTTATGTTGATGATATATCCTCTAATCTTGAGGCTATAATATCTTGTCTAATACATGAGATGGGTCATATTCTGTGTTATGAACAAGTTGGAAATAATCACACTGAACAGGACGCTTGGGACGCCGCAGTACTGGGTCTTCCGAAAGAATTAATCCCAGAAACATTCGAAGGAATTAAGGAATATTCTCTTTCAGAATATGATGAAATAGAAGAGGATAGTAATCGACATCCCAATTTATTCAATATTTTATATAATTTCCTGAATTATAAATAATATTTGTTGAGTGATGATCTAGACTGAAAGCTTCTTGGACGGGAGTTCGACTCTCCCCTCATCCACCAAAAGTACATTCGATACGAGAGTGTATTTTTGATGGGTGAGCAATTGGTTTCGACAGGATGAACTAGGAACAGGGAATTCAACCAGTAGACGACTACTGTAACAAGCGTAAACTATAACTGTCAATACAAATGTAATGGCAATGAGTGCCGCAGCTTAGGCTGTAACACTCGGGGGAATTATCCCTTGCAACAGAAAATAATTGAAAAATGGAGGGACCCAAATCCCTCCATTTTCACATTTGAAATACAAGACTGATTATAGTAGCAATTTAAAGCTAAATATATGTGTTCTTATGTAATTTAAAGAGACGTGAACCATGAAACCCACCCCACTAATATTAATCGCACATAAAGATTCAAAAGTACACCACCCAAATGCTTGTCATATTGGTTTAGGTGTAACAGCCAATAACACAGCCAATTTCTTAAACAAATATAACATTCCAGCGATAGCAGTATCTGTAATTGATGGATATGATCTTAGGGATGGATTGATAGATAATAGATGGGGAAACGTGACACATGTTGTTATGTGTGCGCCATTTTTTGATACACAATTCTTACATAATTTATGTTTAAAATTTCCAGATATAAGATTTACAATAACATATCACTCTAATGCTGGATTTCTTGGTGTTGATCAATGGGCAATGGGTGTTATCGGGGAACAGATAACAGAACAATCATTATGCTCAAATTTTAATGTTTCCGTTAACAGTAAGAAATTCGCTAATGTCTTGAATAAGATATACGACACTCAACCTATAAATGTATTGCCCAATTTGTATACATTAAATTCAAATACCATTTATCCTGTTAAGAAGAAGTGGACGAATAGAAAGATTCTTAAGATTGGTACTTTTTGTGCAATCAGATCTCTTAAAAATATTCCAACAGCAGCATTTGCGGCCGCAATATTATGTAAGAAATATGGAATTACAGTAGAATTTTGTATTATGAAAGGAAGAGAAGAAGACATATTAGCAGAAAAGATTGTCAACGGAATAGAGAGATTATTTTCTCATATTCCTAATCTAAGATTGGTACAATACGGGTGGCGTGAATGGAATGCATTTAGGGATGAAGTTGTGTCTGAGATGGATATTCTAATTCAGACTTCTTTCACAGAAAGTTTTAATATTGTGACAGCTGATGGTATTTATTGTGGTATTCCTTCTGTTGTTGGTGAAGCTATTGATTGGATTCCAAATTATTGGAAAGCAAATGTTGATGATGCAGCTGATGTTGCGAGAGTAGCAGAAAAATTAATGTTTACTGATTCTACATCAGACGACGGGTATGCGAAATTAGTCGATCATAATAATGAAGCATTAGAATTATGGAAGGCTTGGATTACACCTCCTCACCCAGAAAAGAAGAATTGTTATATTAAGAAATTCTTTGGAAAGCTTAAAAATATATTTTCATGAATCATCCATTGTCCAGAAGACTTACTAAGAATTATATACAGAAGTTCTGATTAGAAGAGCATTACTCTTAGCAACAGAAAATAATTGATGGTGTCGCTTCGGTGACACCATTCACGCATTAATACAATAAATAAATTTAGGAGGAATAATTACATGATCCTAAATTCTAAAAATCTTTCCGGAAAAGCAAAAGAACTGCAAGATCGCTTGAATTCTGTTGTTGTAGGTCAAGAAGAAGCTGTTAAAGAATTAGCAATTACTACACAAAAATTCTTCCATGGTCTATCTGATCCTAAGAAACCAATTACATCATTATTCTTTGCGGGAAAAACTGGTTGCGGTAAAACCAAAGTTGCAGAAGAATTGGCAAAGTTTTTTGGTATAACTAAATTCATGAAAGTTAATTGTGGTGAATTCCAACAATCTCATGAGATCGCCAAATTGATAGGTTCTCCTCCTGGTTATATTGGACACTCAGAAACTAAAGCTTTCTTCAATAAGAAAGATGTAGAAGGACATTCACCAAATATAATATTATTTGATGAAGTCGAAAAGGCTACAGATTCTCTGTTCCATTTACTCCTCTCTATCTTAGATAAGGGTGAGATTAAATTAGGAAATAATGATGTAGTAGATTTTAAAAATTGTTTTATTATCTTCACTTCAAATATTGGTGTAGAAGAAACAAAAAATAGATCTAAGAGAATAGGTTTCTTAGATAATAAGATTGGTGAAGGTGAAGAAGACCTCCTATTGAATAAATCTATGAAATCTAAATTTCGTCCAGAATTTATCAATAGAATCGATTCTACCATACGTTTTAACACTCTATCAAAAGATCATATGAAGAAAATTCTTGAGTTAGAATTATCCAAAATTCAATATAGAATTATGTCTTCTAAAATTATTAAAAAGAAGATCTATTTTGTTATGAATGCAGAAACGAAAAACTGGATAATCGATGAAGGATTTTCAGAAGAATTTGGTGCTAGAAATCTTAAGAGGATTATATCTAAGGCAATAGAAATACCTCTCTCATGTGTCCTCGGAGACGGACAACTTGAATCGGGAGATGTTATTGAGATTAAAAAAATAGAAGGTGAAGAAGACCTTGTCTTCGAGAAAGCTCTGTTCAAGCGTTCCAATAATAAAATTCTATCATTAGAATACTAATCCACAGTTATTTTTGTGAAACCAGCGACTTTCGTGAATCTCAATATTCTGTCAAACTTATCTGTTATGTCCATTTTATGAGAAATAACGAAAGTGTTGGTTTCATCTTTACTAGATGTCAAGATTTTCAAGAATTCGTCTATTCCCAATGAATCCAGTGATGAATCAAGAATCTCATCCAGGAGCAACAGATTAGTATTTGCTGCATTCTTCATCTTAGAAATTTCTCTCCAAGTAAACAGGATTGCAAGATCAATTCTCAGCTTCTCCCCTTCAGAAAATGAATGATACGTGAACGATTCCTTAGTTTTATTCTTAATCACTTCATCGAAATTTTCATCTAATGTGAAACTAACATAGAATTCCATTAATTGTAGATACTTGTTGATAATCTTATTCATTACAGGAAGATAATGGCGAATAATCTTAGTCTTGATTCCATCATCTTTCAATAGAATTGAAGCTATGGACTGTAGATGTTGTTTAGACAAACAAACATTGCGCTCTTCAGTTAGATTATCTAGTTCCTTCTTGATTAGAGAAGAATCTTCTTGAATCTTTCGCAAATCTTCTTGTTTCTTATTATGAAGATCTTTTATTTGCTTTGATAATTTTTTAATATATGCGTTGATAGAAGTCGTCTCGAATTCTTTCTGGGCAATTTCAATTTTTCTTGTTTTAACAACTTCTAGACTTTCATTAATAACATCTATTTCCCTAGAGATAATAGACATTTCAGTAGTACAAGAATCTAATGTTTTGGTATACTTTAATAGATCTGTATTATGATTCTGAAGACTTTCTTGTTTAAAAGATTCTGGGATAGATTGTGTACACGTTGGACAATTATCATTAAGGTTAAAGAACCGAATCTCTTTATTCAAGTTCTTCATCTTTTCTTTAAATGTTGCCGAGTATTGTGATAATTGTGATATCTTCTCAGTAAGTTTAGATAATTTAGAATCATTAATAATGATCTCTTGTATCTGATTCTGTAGGTCTTTAATCGATTCTTCTTTTGAAGATAATTGTAAGGTATTCCGTTGTATTTCTTTTTCGATTTCTAAGATTTGATTATCTAGATTTGACGAAGAATCTGTTAACAGATTCGTGTGAATCTTAATCTTCTCTTTTGTGAGATCTAAACGATATGATGCGTGTGTCAGATCTTCTTTTGTTTTCGATATCTTTGACTTGAGAATAACATTCATCTTAGAGAAAATATCAATGTCCAAAAGATTCTCTACAATATTCCTTCTGTCGAATGGTGATAACTTCATGAACGGCATGTAAGTTGAACTTCCAATAACAATAATTTGTGTGAATGTTTTGTAATTCATCTTCAAGATATTTGTTTCAAGGAACTCTTGATAGTCTTTAGACATAGCATCTTGATTTAATAATTTCTTATTCTCAAAGATCTCAAAGATATTCGGTTTCATACCACGTCTGACTAGATATGAATCCGAATTGATTGTGAAAGTAATCTCAATTAAAAGATCAGAATTATTAGTTGAGTTAATGAGCTGCGGTTTATTAATTTTTCTGAACGGTTTACCATAGAGAACAAATGTCAGGGCATCAAGGATAGAACTTTTACCTTCCCCATTTTTTCCAATGCAGATATTAGTTTTAGAAGAATTCAAAACAACTTCGTTGAATGTATTACCAGTAGATAAGATATTCTTGTATTTAATTTTTTCAAAGACGATCATGATTTAACAGCCTCGATATATAGATCTGATAAGAGTATCTCTAGCTCTTTAATTTTATCTTCATCTGGAATCAAATCTGTGTAATCAGATATAGAATTCTTCAATAGAGTTAATGTATCTTCAGATAAATCTGCAACTTCTTCAGAAGATTCAATTTCTAGATATTGTTCTGCATAGATAACTGATTGTGGATTAGATTCTGTTAATCTATCACAATATCTATCGAAAAATAATGGATTCGTTTTCGATTTAATCAAGACTTTTACGAATGTCTTTTCATATGACTTATAGCGAGTATCAGAGTACAGAACATCTTGAAGCTTCTGCGCAGAAGAATCATCATAATATAATTTATAGAATAATTTATAAGGGTTCTCAATAAAAGTCAACTCAGTTGTTTCTGTATCTAAGATATGAAATCCTTTCACATCATCAACATCATTGAACATTAAATCCCAAGGACACCCTAGATAATAGATATTAGAAGAATTGTTTTTTGCATGAAAGTGACCAGATAAGACTAGATCATAATTATAGAAGATATCTGAAGAGAGACCATGATCGCAGACAGCTCCCTTGAACATGGTGTATCCTTTAACTTCAAGATGACCAAGAAGGATATTTGCTTTCGATTTAGATATCGTCTCTAGAACTTCTTTCTGTCTATCTTCTGTAATCCATGGAACATAGATTAGATTATCTTCTTCATAAACATCGTCGAAAATTCGAATATTGTCATAATCACTTAATAGAAGATCAGGGGAATTAATGTCATTTGTATTCTTGAAATAAGTATCATGATTGCCTATGATAATATCCATAGTCGCAACTTCTGCAATTCTATCGAAGAATGAAGACCTGGCCCAAGTCAAGGTGTTGAAGTTTACGAATTTCCTGCGATCAAACGTGTCACCAAGATGGATAATCTTGTCAATTCCTTTTTGTTTCAATGTTGGAAAGAAAATATTATCTAAGAAGCGATCGAAATATTCGTAGAACAGAGGCGAATCATTTTTAATACCAAAATGTGTGTCCGTGATCAAAGCTACTAACATTTATTCCATGAACTCCTCTAACTTTGTTAGATTCTGAATCACTTCTTTGATTTTCTTTCTTCTTAATTGCCTTTCTTCATATTTCTGGATAATATGATGAGTATTCTCATTTAAAACTGATTTATTGAGATTAACGAATTTCTTTGATTCCATCTTATGATCTGTGAACAGAGGAGAAGCTTCTAAAGACTTAAATTTAACGTATGTCTCAGTGGACTCCTGTTCAATTCTTCGTAAGAAGGCATACCAAATAATCTTAGAGAAATATCCGAATGGATTCTTTGAAAGCTTCTCATTAAAGTTATGAAGATAAAGAAGGCAATTCTGAATTGCGTCACCTATCATATCTTCTTTAAAAGTGTATCCAGAAAAATTCGGTCTCTTTGCAATATTCTCTGTTATCTTAAGAAGACACTCACCAATGTATTCAGGAACTCGTGGTTTTGGTGATTCTGATCTTAGAGCTTCAGCAATTTCAATTTTATAAGATATAAGTGCTTCTAAAAATTCTATATTATTTACATAATCTCGTGACATTATATGATTCTCCAGCACATACAGTATATTTATATTATAGCTGTTTTACGCAAAAATGTCAAGATCGTGTTTTCATATTTCTCTACACCGCAATGTTATTTTTGAATATAATGTATTTACTATTATCTCTGATAGATGTCTTGTCAAATTGTCCGCTTTTACCATCTATATAGAAACCACTAGGATCGAGTATCTCATTTCTCAAGATCTCCACCCAACTGTGTGGAATTAATTTGAATTCATTCTCTAATCCATTATCTTGAACCCATAGCTTAATTGATTCCACGGAATCAGGATCGAACCCAGAATCTATCATTTTTCTTCTGTCAGAATTAGTTAATGCGTCTGGGGTATATTCTGGCGAGTCAGATAGAAACCAACCATTTTGTTTAAATCCATTCTTATCAATATATCCAGTTTTGACTATCTCATTATTCATCTTCTTTCTATAGAGAAATTCGGAAAGATCTTTACTGGCTATTCCACAACCACCTCGTATAAAATAATCCTTGAGATAATCCTCATGCTCATTCCAAAAATCAATTAGATTCTTATTAAATGCAGTATTTTCTTTGAGGAATTGTTTGAAAGATTTAGGCATATAAATATTCAGTTTTTCACAAAAGTAGAAAAGAGATTAATCAATAGTGTTAAGAAAGATAAGCCACCGATGATCATCCACTTAGATTTTTCTAATTCAGTTATTCGTGTTTCAATTGTCGTCTTTTCGGATTGCATCTTAATTTTTACTTCATCAATTTCTTCCCAAACATATCTAAAATTCGTTTCCGAATCTGTGATTTTTTGTTGATGTTGTGATGTGATTAATGTGATATTGTTTATAAGTTCTTGGATCTTATCGTTTGTGGTGTCTAATTTATCGACTAATTTCTGAAATTGTTGAATATCTTTCTTTATTAATTCAACTTGAACTTTAATTTCTTGGATATCTTTTTCCATTTGTTCTAGACCTATATTCATTATACACCTACTTCGAAAATGCAAGTTTTCTTTTGAAGATTTTAAATGTTAGAGGTTTTGCGTAAGTGGCAATATTTGCTGTTGAATTCGCAGGGATATCTTCTGTTCGTACTGTCTTCTGATATTTTTCAATATCTTTTAACAGTTTTTCTATACTATCACCATTTCTAATTAATTTATATTTAATATCTTTCTTATCTGATTTTCCCAAAAGATCATAGTTGAAATATTTAACATCATCTAATGATATAGAGTGGTTGAAAATTTTGTATATATCTAGAGACTTTGTCCTAATATAATTCTTAATATTGTCTACACCTTTCACAATTAAATCTTTATCAGTTAATGTAGTACATTGAATATTTAGCACTGCATGACCGTCTAATGAAAATTTTATATAGCCATCATCATAAGCTGCAAATTTCCCTCCACTTGTTTTTGAATATTTGTTATAGAGGGAATCATGATTATACCACTCACCATATGCTATTCTCATAGTTTCATCTGGGAGCAACAAAGCACCGTTCGGTTTAATCCATCCCCAAAATTTATACCAATCACTCATTTCAAATCGTTCTCTAAGTGGTTCGACTTCTTCATGAGACAGAATTAGATTAAAATTTGGTGGGAACAACAGAGGTAGGATATTTTCATTTGCTTCGGCATTATATGAAATTGTTATGTGTGGTTTGTAAGTATCATAGTCATAAGAAGCACCAGCATCTAATGCTGATTTATGTATTTCTTCTAATTCGTCTGAAGTCACTTCTAGAACTAAAGCACGACCATAAGTTGCAATAGAAAACTCTTTATAATCTAATATAATATTAGTCTTGTTTGATGGTAATATTTCTCGTTTAGGATCAACTTTGGAATAAGTAGTTGTTATGTGTAAATCTTTTGTATCTATCGGTTCGATAATTTCAGAATCAATTATCCATTCAGCCACCATCTCTGCCGATGCCTGAGTTAATTTGAAACTGCCATAAACGCCTTCTAGTATCATTACATTTCCTTTAATTTTTCTAATAAATTGTTATCTATCGATATTGATGATGGTGTTATTGTTCTACCATTTATTCCTATTATTTCATGTGGCATCAATGATAGATATAATAATATAGTTGCTAATGCATTCCACGAAGAATCGGAAAATTCGGTGAATAGAATCTTGGAAGTCGCTTCTCCAGGAAAAACATTATGGATGCATATTATATGATTTATCAGAATACGAATATTAATTTTCTTGTTATTTAAGTATTTATATAACAGTGTCTTTAGGTATTTGATTCTAAGATAATCTTCTTCGAATTCTAAAAACGAAGCGCAGCCAGGATTTCGGTAAACACTGGCTGCGTATAATTTAACATTATCTTTTGTAAGATTGATCATTATTAGAGACTAGGATTGTTAATGACTATCATTACGATTTCTCTAAAGATTTAAACATATCATCATATCTATCTTTATAATACGATGTTCGATTAATCATTTGTTCTCCTGCCGGAAATCTTGATTTGATGATTTCTGTAGCATAATAGAATGCAGCGAAACCATATTGTGCAATTATTGGTTCTGCTTCAGGAAAAGGTTCTTGTGATATATATTGAATATAAGTTATGATATAAGCAATGTCATTGGATTTAACTAGTTCTGATTCAACGGTCTTTCTATATTGCGCAGAGAGAAAATAAGGTTTAATAAAATTGATAATTCTTATTGATGGATCGGAGTGCTCGTCACTTAAGACATATACAATCAATCTGTCAATATTTGAAAGCATAAAATCGACACCATCTTTAAATACAATTCCATCTGGTAGCAATAGTTGATATGTAAGTATGTTTTCGATTCTTGTATCTACAGACATCGAATTCGTTAGTAAAAACTTTTGTAAAGTTTTATGTAATGAGATATCATCGTTATATTCTCGTTCAGTAATAGGGTTCCTTTGCCTTCGCATAATAAATTTGAGGAATAATCGATCAGGAGATGAATCTTTAATCGCTTTAATTTTGTCTATGAACGGTTTATAACTTCGAATAATATCATCAAATTTCAGTTTAGTTTGAATTCCAAATTCGTATTCTGTTATTTGTTTATCTTTCTTATCAAAAAAATTAAGTAAGTCGTCCATATCACCAGGGGAAGTTGGTATTGTTATTGCCCATTTTTCTTTCTTATCATTTAAACAAAAAATTAGATTAATACCACCAGAATAAAAATATTGATTAAAATAATCGTGTTCTCTTTTTGAGACACACCAGTCCGTCCCAGTTCCATGATAACAACTAGATTCTTTATCTAGAGGAATTATAATATTCCAACCAGCAGATCTTTGTTCGGGTGTTGTTATATCAATCGATTTACCAGAATCTTTTTTTACGGAAGATTTAGTAACTTCGACCTGTTTTTTATCCACAAATTCTTTAAAATTAGAGAATGGTTTCTTGGCCCAAAAATCAATATTCTTCTCTTCACCAGCTAATTTTTGTTTGTTAGAGAGTTCCTTGAACTTCTTAATATAATCATCAACTTGAGCCTTGTCGATTCCAGAAGCAACGAATTTCAAGGCTGTTGTTTTGTAATCTTCATCGATAAAGGATTTAAATGATAGCATTGTATTTCTCCAAAATTTCGTTGCCAGTTACCCTAGTATTCCCCGAGACCTCAGTATTCCCCGAGACCAATGCGTTGCCAGAGACCCGAGCGTTCCCAGAGACTTTAGAGTTCCCAGAGACTTTAGAGTTCCCAGAGACTCGAGCGTACCCAAAGACCTGAGCGTACCCAAAGACCTGAGCGTCATCAAGGACTATAGTGTATCCAAAGACCTTAGCCTTCCCAAAGACCTGAGATCTCCCAGCGACCCCAGCGGATCCAGAGACCTCTGCGTTCCCAGAGACCTCTGCGAGCCCATAGATCTCTGCGAACCCAAATACCTGAGAACTCCCAGAGACCAATGAATTCCCAGAGACCCGAGGGTTCCCATAGACCTCAGCTTTCCCAGATACAATAGCGTAAGGACCAACGTAAGCAGTATCAGAAACCTTAGCAGTATTCTCGACCCAGCCTCCTCCGTTGGGATGACGGTGCCAAGTCTCAAGAGTAGCGTCAGGAAACTTAGTTTTCAACTCTTCTAACTTCGCAAGATTTATCTTGTTAAATTTAAGCGTTTTAATTTTGTCTATGTACGGTTTATAACTTCTAAAAATATCAGCGAATTCCAGCTCAGTTTGTTTTTCGAATTCTAATTCTGATATTTGTTTATCATTAATATCATAAAAAATAATTGTTTTTTCGTTAGATTGTATTTCTATTGCCCATTTTTCTTTCTTTTTCTTGTCATTCAAACAAAAAATTAAATTAGAATTATACTCATAAAAATATTGATTAAAGTAATCATATTTTCTTTTAGCAACACACCAATCTGACATACAGTCTAAGTTTCCATAATAAACACTTGCTTTTTTATCTAGTGGAATTATAATATTCCAACCAGCAGATCTTTGTTCGGGTGTTGTTATATTAAATGAAGTACCTTGATCTTTCTTCTCAACTTTCTTGTTCGCAACAACAGCAACTTCTTTTTCTTTTGTATCTACGAATTCTTCAAATTCAGAGAACGTCTTCTTAGCCCAAAAATCAATATTCTTCTCTTCACCAGCTAGTTTTTGTTTGTTAGAAAGTTCCTTGAACTTCTTAATATAATCATCAACTTGGCCTTTATCAATACCAGAAGCAACGAATTTCAAGGCTGTTGTTTTATAATCTTCATCGATAAAGGATTTAAATGATAGCATTATTGATTTTTCTCCATTTATATTTTCCGGACAGATTAATACTGTGTAGTATCTGTTACTTCAATTGGATTAATCGAGTGAACAACATACATCGGCATTTCTAAAGCAACAATTTCTTGTACTTCTTCAATCGATTCTGCATGAATAATAGAAGATAAAAATCTTCTGGTTGATGGTTTGAATAAGATTACATTGAATACTTTACCTGATTCGAATTCTTCATCAAGACCTTCCATTTCGTCTTCCATCACATCAGGTTCTTCTTCGTTATCTTCTGCTCCCACTTCAAAATCAACATCAGTCAAAGCAACAGATTCTCCGTCTTCGAAATAAACCATAATCTCAGCAGAAACAGTTACTCCAGTTTCTCCTTCTGAAATTGAAGTCTTCATAAACATATCGCCTTCTAATTTCTCTTCAACAGTTTCGTCTGCAGAAAATACTGATAAGACTGCATTTCCACCTTCGATAGAATCTAACGGAATATCACCATCAGTTAATTTGTCAAAACTTAATCCAATAGTTGAAAGAAGAGTTTTAATCTCAGTCTCGGCTTCTTCTAGAGTAGCAAATGGATTAGATGATAAGACTTCTAGACCATTAACAACATCAGTAATTGTACTAATTTCAGATAAATTTACCGACTCATTAAATTCTTTAAATGTTTTCATTTCTTCCTCATTTGCTATGGTTGTAATTCCATCCCAAGAATCGTAACCTTGTAACCAGGCTTCCTTGGTAAAATAATGGTTAGAATATTCTTCTGGAACTTCTCGTTTCATCTCTGTTTCAGCAGATTTTTTTCCGGCATAAGTAGCTTCTCGGATCGCTTTTGCCGCTGGTAACATTCCTTTCATTTCTTTCATGACATTGATTCTGATTCTATTGTATAGAGTAGGATCTTTCTTGATATAAGAGATTAATCTATCTAATAAATCAAATAAGAGATTTCTCAGATAAGGAACTGTTCCGGCTACTTTCTTATTGGTCAAGGCTTTCTTTGCTCTACTGTAGAGCTTCTGATCAACTAAACCTAGTTTCAAAAGCATATCCAACTTAACATCAATAATTTCGTCAGAAGTAGCTTTCTTTTTAGAATTCTTAGGAGCTTTTGCTTCTGAGATAATCGATTCGGAAACCGATGTTACTGTGGCATTTTTAGAAACTAGTGATGCTAAATTTCTATTGTTAACAATACTATTCATTAAATCTAATAGAAAATCAATTAATGCTCTTTGATCTAATTCGCCTGTTGCTTGATTTTCGTCCGAACCAGTTTTAATGTAATTAGTTAGGGTGTTCATAATTCTGGTTGTATCTGCAGGAGAATTAGAAAACGGGACGATTAATCTAGGTCTAATAACAGATTTCAAAACTGCCAATTTCTTTTTGATCGTCGGATCAGTAACAGGTTCTTCGGTTTCTTCTGAATCTGAACTAACTGCTTTAGAGATTATCTCTGCTAGAGTTTCTAAATCATAAGCTTTATCATCAATTGCAACGGAAGTTTTATTGACAGATACTTTCACAGATCCTGTTTCAGAATTCCAATCGATAGATAAGGTATCACCATCAACATCGATCTCTTTTCTGGTTAATTTTTTTGTATCTGCAGGAATAGCTTTAATTGCGGTGGAAACAGAATCTTGTGTTAACTCTTCTGAAATATAATCCTGAAGAATTGCTTCAACAGCACCACGCAAAGCTTCCGGATTAGTCGCAACACCTTTGATTTCTGTATCATTCACTTTAACAGAAGACTCATAACCATTCCAATTAATGATTATTTTATTGTCCTCTGTTCCGATTTCATAATCAGTTAACTTTTCAACATCTAATGGAATAGAATTTGTAATCTTTTCAATATCTGTGTCGGAAATTTGTTTTTTTGTGATTAACGAAGCTAGAATTAAATTCTTAGATAAAATATCTATTGATTCAATTAAATGGTTATCTGCCACACCAAATACTTTAGATTCTTCAGTCAATAAAGACTTATTGTGGATATTGATTTCTTTTAAAATGTTCGAAAATGTTTGCATCGTGTTTCCTTTAATCTATTTATTAATTTTATACAGACAAAAGTCTAATATTCGTTATCTTACAACCACTGGCAAGTTTCTTGCCTTTATTGGAGAACAC